AAGCGAGACGAGATCTATGAGGTGACGGCCTTTGACCACCTAAGATCAATAGGGTTCAAGGCGCAGCCGACTGATAGCAATGCGTTCCAGGTACGGCGGGAGGCTGGTGCATCGCCAATGACTCGGCTGATATCTGGCAAACCTGCGCTGATGGTTGACAAGAAATGCTTACGCTTGCGTAAAAGCTTGTCCGGTGGTTACTTTTTTAAACGGCAAAGCCTGGGCGCGGGTCAAGAGCGGTTCAAAGACACGCCGGTCAAGAACGATCACTCGCACGTTGGGGATGCTTTTGGGTATCTGATGCTGGGTGGCGGCGAACAACGGCGATTGCGCCGAGGCAACCACCAATCCTCTGGTCAAACCTATACGGCTAATACTGACTTCGCCATATTCTGATGATGCAACTGCCGACCATTAGGATGTCGAACGACCAGATACTTGTGCCGTTCAACCCTAATCACCTGTACTCTATTGAGCTAAAGCCGTTTGAGGTTGAGTATGTCGAGCATATACCCAACTATTACGAGTATGTGATCGAGAATGCAATGCCTGGATTCTCTTGGACGTTCATCTGTCAAGGTAGACCCGCTGCCATATTCGGCGTAAGACCTTTATGGTCTACCAATTTCGAGATGTGGATGATCCCAGGCGAGGGCATTGAGAAGAATGCGATAGCGGTGTTGCGTGGTGCCAGGCACATTATTGATGGTATTGTCGCAGAGTTCGATGTATTGCGATTGCAGATTACGGTTAGATGCGAAAATGAGATAGCATATAAATTCGCCAAAAGACTTGGTTTTAAGGTAGAATCGGTGATGCGGTACTTTGGCCCTGAAGGGGCTGACTATTATCTGATGACGAGGATTACCGAATGAGCGGGTTATTTAAAACACCAAAGGCTCCCAAGCCTGACCCTAAACTGATTGCTGCCCAGGAAAGGGCCGAGGCGAGAGCCGAAGCGGCAGAGCGATCTCTTCAAGACCAGATTTCAGCGCGTAAGAGATCGAGGCGAACTGGAGGTTTGCGTATGCTGCTATCGCCTAGTCGAGTGCAAAGCCAAATGGAGCAAAGACAAACAACGCTCGGCACTGGTGGTTAAAGTGCGGTGGGCTGGGGCGCTCTCGCTCCTCTTCCCCTTAGCCCTGGCTCGCCGCACGCTATTAAAATATTAGGAGATTAAAATGACAGTTTTAGACAGAGACACTGGCTCGGTTGAAGCCTCACTCAGCGCCGCCAATACATTCAGTGACGGGCTTTATACCGTCGAAGCTTTTAATTTTTCGATCAAAGGCACATGGGTTGGAACGATTACCGCCCAGCGCAGCCTAGATCTTGGCGTAACCTGGCGTGATGTGGATACTTTTACGTCTAATATCGAAACCTACGGGTTTGATCCAGGCCCAACGGTTGCGTATCGCGTTGGTTTCAAAACCGGCGACTATACCAGTGGGACTGCTGACGTTCGCATAGGTCTGTAGTATGGTTGCCAAACGCCATCAGAACCCTAAAGGCGGATTGAACGAAGCTGGCAGGAAACATTTTGAACGAAAGCAAGGGGGTGATCTAAAGCCGCCAGTAAAATCTGGTGATAATCCCAGACGAGCCAGCTTTCTTGCGAGAATGGCTGGCAACCCTGGGCCTGAACGTGACGAAAAGGGACAGCCAACCAGGCTGTTATTGTCATTGCGAGCATGGGGCGCATCATCTAAAGCGGATGCCAAGAGCAAAGCTGCTGCAATGAGCAAACGATTAAAGGCGAGAAGAGATGCCTAGACTAAACGTAAACGATTTGATGGAGCGAGAGGCAAAAGCCCAGGCTCGAAAAGATTTGTGGCGATCCATTTACGAGGATTGTTACGAGTACGCGCTACCACAGCGCAATTTGTATGATGGGTATTACGAGGGTAGGGTTCCTGGACAGTCGAAAATGTCGCGGGTCTTTGACTCGACAGCGGTTCATGCAACGCAACGATTCGCTAATCGCCTCCAGGCGGGTTTATTTCCACCATACAAGCAGTGGTGCAGACTCGAAGCTGGCACTGGAATCCCGCAAGAGCAAGCAGCGCAAGCCCAAACCATCCTAGATAATTACAACGTCAGAATGTTTGACGCGTTGCGTCAGTCTAACTTTGACCTGGCTATGGGTGAGTTCCTGCTGGATATGGCGGTCGGCACTGGTGTGATGATGATTACGCCTGGCGATGAAGCCACGCCGATTAGATTTACCGCTATCCCACAGTATCTTGTTGCTATCGAGGAAGGTAGCCACGGCAATGTTTCTAATATTTATCGCAAGCTGCGAGTAAAGGCTGAGGCGATAATGCGGGAGTTTCCTGACGCTCAGATGACCGTTGAGCTTGAAGAGGCAATGACCAGATCTCCAGAGAAAGAACTGGATCTGACTGATGCTGTAATCTTCGATAACGAAACTGGTCGATACCATTATCATGTCTTGTGGACCACCAAAAGGCAAGAGCTGGTGTATCGTGAAATGCGATCAAGCCCATTTATTGTTTCCAGATATTTGAAGGTTGCCGGTGAGGTATATGGCCGAGGCCCGCTTGTTACCGCGATCAGTGATATTAAAACGCTGAATAAAACGCTGGAGCTGGTTTTAAAGAATGCATCTCTAGCGATTGCTGGCGTATACACTGCGGCAGACGATGGTGTATTGAACCCACAGAACATCAAGATCCAGCCAGGTGCGGTGATTGCAGTTGCGAGAAACGGTGGCCCACAGGGCGCGTCATTGTCGCCATTGCCCAGAGCTGGGGACTTCAATACGAGTCAGATTGTGGTCAACGATCTTCGCATGAATATCAAGAAGATCATGATGGATGATACGCTGCCGCCAGACAACATGAGCGCCAGGTCGGCAACTGAGATTGCAGAAAGAACCAGAGAGCTTGCATCGAATCTTGGGTCTGCGTTTGGCCGATTGATTACTGAGACGATGGTTCCTATTGTTACCAGGGCATTGTTCGTCATGGATCAGCAGGGTTTGATTGACTTGCCGCTCAAGGTAAACGGTGTTGAGGTTAAGGTTGTACCTGTATCTCCGCTGGCGCAAACGCAGAAATTGCAAGAGGTCAATGATGTTGTGCAGTATATGCAGATTGCCAATCAGATGGGGCCAGAAGGCCAGGCTGTAATCTCTGTACCGCGAGTATTGCAGTTTATTGCAGAGCGGCTTGGTATTGATCAGAATCTTTTGACTACTGAAGAGGAGCAAATGATGATGATGCAACAGATGATGATGATGCAACAGGCAGCGGCGCAGCCGCAGCAGGTAGATGATGGGGGCGCAATAGAGGAAGCGATTCAATGAGCGATGGATGGGAAGGGTTAAACGAGGCTTTTTATGAGGCGCCAAAGGCAGATGACATGGATATTCTGTACGGGCGTGTCTTTAAAAGTGAAGAAGGCCAGAAGGTATTGAGCCATCTTCGAGGGATTACAATTGAGCAGCCGAGCTGGAATCCAGGAGAGGATTCTAGTTTTGGTTATGTCAGGACTGGCATGGCAGAGATTGTAAGGATGATCGAGAAGCGAATAGTAAGGAGCGAAAATGGATAACGCAACACAAGAAGGCAACACAGAAGCACAAGAATCTTTGTTAAATTTGTCTGTTTCGGAAGATGCAGAAGCAAGCCAAGAGGCGCCGATCCCATTGCATGATGATTCGGATGCGCCGGTAGGCCAAGAAGCAGATTCAGATGAGCCAGCCCTGGAGCGGCCAGACTACTATCCTGAGAAATTCTGGGATGATGATGGCCCTGATGTTGAAAAACTAGCCAAGTCTTATGCCGAGTTGGAGAAGCAATTCAAGCAGGGTAAGCACAAAGCGCCTGAAGAATACGATCTGTCCTCGTTAGAGAACGCCGGTCTATATGCTGAAGATGATGTAATGGGCATATACAAAGACTGGGCCAAGGACAATGGTATCAGCCAACAAGCGTTTGAAGAGTTAGCCCAGGCAGTGTTGAGCACAGCTCAAGAAGGCCAGCAGGAGATGACCGTTAACCACCAAGAAGAGATGAACAAGCTTGGTGAACGCGCTCAAGAAAAGATTCAGATGGCTGAGAGGTTGTTGATTAAAGCTCCGTTATCCAACAATGAGCGAGAAGCTATGTCGAATAGCCTCAACAGCGCAGATTCAATCAATGCGTTCTTGAAGTATCACCAGGCTATTACGAATGAGAACATCCCGATTCAGTCGGCGCCAAGCACGCCAGAAATGACCAGAGGTGATTTGGAATCTGCAATTGCGGATCCTAGATGGCACACTGACTCAGCCTGGCGCGGTAAGATTGAAAAGCAGTGGATGGCTTCGCAAAAGTAGATTTAATCTAACGGTTGCGTTTTCTTACAAAATATAGTTATATTCGTTTTTGATGGCTAACCGCGTTCGCGGCCCTTCTATACGGTGATTCCGTTGGTGGTGGAGACAGACTCCACAAGTAACCGCCCGATTTCGGCTAACGGTAGCGTTTAATCAATTCACTTTATTGGAGGTTCTGTCATGGCACAGAATGTAACTACAGCGTTTGTTACTCTCTTCGAGTCAGAAGTAAAGCAAGCGTATCAAGCTGAGTCGGTTCTTCGTGGAACGATGCGGACTCGCACAAACGTACAGGGCAACACGGTTAAGTTTCCTAAAATCGGCAAAGGTGTAGCAACGGTTCGCGTACCGCAAACTGATGTCACCCCTTTAAACGTCACCTACGCGCAGGTAACTGCGAGCATGACGGATTACATTGCAGCAGAATACAGCGATATCTTCCAGCAATCACACATCAATTTTGATGAGCGTCGAGAACTGGTTCAGGTTGTATCTAAGTCAATTGCTCGTCGTCTTGACCAGCTTTGCATTGATGCAATGATTGGTAATGCTGGGACTACTATTGCAACTGGTGTCGGTGGTACTACCACTAACATGAACATCGAAAAATTGCGGGCAACTGCAAACGCGATGAATGCAAACAACGTACCAGCTGAAGGTCGATATTTGCTCATGCACGCAAGTCAGTTAGATTCATTGCTGGGCGACCAGGAAGTGACTTCTAGCGATTTCAACACAGTGAAAGCTTTAGTCCGAGGCGAAGTATCCTCATTCATGGGCTTTAACTTTATCACTATGGGCAACCGTGATGAAGGCGGTATTCCTAAAGCGGCTGCTCTGCGAAACTGTTTTGCATGGCACAAAGACGCGATGGGTTATGCTGAATCAATGGCTCAGAGAACTGAAGTCAGCTACATTCCAGAGAAAACCTCGTTCTTGGTTAGCTCTATGTTTAGTGCTGCCGCAGTAGCGATCGACTCTGAAGGTATCATTCAGGTTAACTGCACCGAATCCTAAAGGAGAAATGACTAATGGCATTTTCAATTGCTACAGACCTGCCTGGATGGGCAACAATCGGGGCTTCAAAGAGTGGTAACGCTCCTAGTGTTTACAGCTACCTGACCAGTTCAGACAACAAAGCGGCTGTTGCCGCGTCTGGCTACTTCAATGCAATTGAGGGTTTGATCACGACTGGTGATTTTATTCTCAATAAAGCTAGCGATGGCGGTCAGCTCTTAGTTGCGACTAACACTGCCGGTGTTATTACGACAGCTGCAATCTAAGTAGAACGGGGCGGCTTCGGTCGCCCCTTATTTAGCGAGAGGCGTTGTATGGCATCAGGTGATACTGATATTTCGATATGCTCTGACGCATTAATCCTGCTTGGAGCTGCACCGATAAGTTCATTTGCAGA